TGCGATGGCGTAGCCCTCGGTCGCCGTGGTGACCGTGGTGGTGGTCGGCATGTACGGCGACTCGTAGACCGGCCGCTGGAACAGCTCCTCCACCGCGCCCTGCGGCAGGTTCACCGTGTACGCGTGGTACACGTTGGCCGCGCCGAGCTGCCGGATGGAGTTGTTCACGGCGACGTTCATCAGCCACGACGCGTTGCGCCGGTTGCGCTGCGGGATCGCCTGCCACACGTTGTACGGGTCGTTGACGGTGATGCCCGGGTTGGTCGCCACCTTCACCCGCACGTTCGTGTTCGCCGACAGGCAGGTGAGGATGCCCTTGGGCTCGCCGGTGCCGGACCCGCGGGTGAACTTGTCGACCAGCAGCTCGTCGTAGCCGGACGCCAGGAGCGCCTGCATCTCGCTCGCGAAGCCGGGGTAGTCCATCCCCACCTCGATCGAGTACGGGATGAAGCCGCGGGCCATGAACACCGACACGATCGGCTGCGCCAGGGTCGGGCTGTCGTCGCTGACCGCCGCCGCCTCGGAGTCGAACGACCAGGACACGCCGGCCGAAGAGACGCCCTTCCAGACGTTGGTGTTGACGTCGACCTGCTTCGCGATGGACAGGAACGGGTTGCCCGACCCCTGCGCCGTCATGATGATCGACGGGTCGATGAACACCGGGATGCCGAAGCCGCCCGCGGTGGTGGTGCCCTCGCTCGCCGCCCGGTACTCCTGGTAGGCGCGGACCGCCTGCCGCTCGTCGTCCGACAGCAGACCGACCGCGTTGGGGTCGGTGACGAGCTTCATCCACGCTTCGCGGTAGTGCTCGTTCTCGGTGACCAGGATCCGCCGGGCGATGTCCGGGTTGCGGCGGATCTGCTGCTCGACGTGGTCCTTCTCGTCGGAGCGCAGGTGCGACGCGGCGTTGCGGTCGTCGAGCGTCCGCAGGGCACGGTCGCGGGCCTCGGCGTTCGGCATCCGGCGCACGTCGCCGTACGCGTCGTCGCCGCCGGTCTTGATGTTCGCCAGGGCGCGCTGCACCGCGGCGGGCTTGCGGCGGAAGATCTCCTGGATGTTGCGGTGCTCGTCGATCTTCGCGATGGCCTTGTCGCGCAGCTTCAGGCCGTAGTCGAACGCCTTCTGCTCGTCGGCGCTCTTCTCGCGAAGCTCGCCGGTCTCCTCGTCCTGGTGCAGCGAGCGCAGGTGCGCGTCGAGGACCTCGACGTAGCGGGCCAGCTCGTCGGGGGTCTTGCCGCGCAGCTCGTCGGGGGTGGAGTCGCCGGCGAGCGCCGTGACGTCCTTGCCGCGGAGCTCTTCGAGAATGTCGGTCACAGGATGCCTCTCAGGCGAAGCGCGTCGGAGTCGGCGCGCGAACGGGTCGGAACGGTTGGCCGCTCGCCGTTTCCTGGCTGCGTACCTGCAGGGTCATCACCGTCGGCGCTCCGCGCGCCGGCAGTGAGGTCAAGGCCCGCGTGAGAGCGGAGCTCTTCGGCGAGCTCGCGCAGCATCAGGCGGTGCTCGTCGGGGGTCAGCTGCGCCAGCAGCGACCGGACACCGACGGAGGTGGAGTCGTAGGCGGGGAACACGACCGGGCCGAGTTCGAACAGCGGGTCGACGCGCAAGATCGTGCGCTTCAGCGGCCCGCGGTCGCCCGGATTCCACAGCAGCTGGTCGAGTTCCCCTGCGTTGACCTTCGCGCCGGCAGCGTCGGTCCACTTCTCCTCGGCGACGGCGAACCGGAACGACATGCCGGTGATCGCCTGGCCTTCGATGGCCTGCCGGATCGGCTCGACCAGGTCGTTCTCGAACAGGCGGGCCTGCACGAACAGGCCCTGCTCGTCCTCGCTGAGCTGCTGGATCGAGCCGATCGGCACCGAGCCGGTCCGGGCATCGCGGCCGTGGTCGAACTGGAGCACCGGCATCCGGGAGCGCAGCGTCCGCTTGAACGCGCCGGGCGCGATCTCCTCGTCGAACTCGCCCTCCCACGACATGATCCGGGTCGGCGTGTTGAAGACGGCGGCGTAGCCCTCCAGGGTGCGGCCGTCGCCGGTGTCGCCGGTCGCGCGGAACTCGGCCGCGCGCAGGCAGATCGGCGGGGCTTTCGTCAGCGTGGTCACGCCGGCCCTCCTGTCGTGGTCGGTGGCGGCGGGTTCGAGCCGGGGAGCTGCAATTGGACGCTCACCAGGCCCGAGTGGATCAAAAGGGACATGTCCTGGCCGATGACGGCGGATTTGGCGGACTCGGGCGTGAAGCCCTCGCGGACGAGCTGGCCGATGGTGGTCGCGTTGATCTGCGCGATCTCGGCGGCGTCCTTGGCGTCCTCGCGCAGGATCGGCATGTCGGCCGTGTCGAACCACAGCTCGGCGTCCTGCTGGCCGGTCCGCGGGTTCTTCGGACGGACCATGATGGATTCGATCGACGCGCACAGGTCCTGCAGCGACGGGTAGATCCACGAGTCGGCGAAGATGCGCCGGGCCATGCCGAAGTTGCCCGCGTTCAGCGACGACCCGGCCAGGCCCTCCGAGATGCCCAGCAGCGGCGCCGGGACACGGCCGAGCATCGCGATCCGGGTCTCACCCGCACCCTGGGTGGCCTTGAAGTCCAGCTGCTTCAGATCGGAGCCGACAACCGTCGCATCCGCGCCGGCGGCCAGGTACAGCGTCCGGTAGGCGTTCGCCACGCCTGCGTGGCCCCGTTCGAGCTGATCGACGATCTCCTTGAACTGCTCCTGCGACGCCGCAGAGATGCCCTTGACCACCATGTTCGGGGTGGCCCCGTTGGTGAAGAACTTCAGCTTGTGCTCGGTGGCCGCCCGGTCGCCCTGGATGTCGGTCAGCGCGGCGGTGATCCACGACTGGCCCATGCCGGGGCAGGCCGGGTCGGGGATCTGCGACCAGTGCGCGAACTCGTCGGGCAGCAGCGTGTTCATCTGCCCGCGGCCGACCCCGATGCCGCCGTTCTGGTAGACGAGGCCGAGAAGCTCGCCGTCCAGCGCGGTCGCCGCGATCTCCTCCGGGTCCTGGTTCGACCCGAAGATCAGGCCGCACCAGTCCGGGCGAAGCACCCGAAGCCGGTCCGGGCGGCGCGCCACGAACGCGTTGCCGGCCAGTCCGGAGTGCCACTCCATCGTTGCGACCAGGTCGCCGGTGGTCGCCTTCGGCCACGGCCGCTCGAGCACGCCGAGCTCCCGGTTGCCGAACAGCCGGCGAGGTGTCGGCGACGACGGCAGGTTCCGCCAGGTGAACCGCATCCCCGACAGCACCAGCGCCCGGACCATCTGAGCGGCGAACGCCGGCGGGCACCAGCGCAGCGCCGCCTCGTAGCCGGGCAGGGTCGCGGCGATCCGCTGGACCTTCTGCCCGGCCATGGTCTGGGTCAGGCCGGTCACGGTCTGGTTCAGGCCGACCGGGTAGGTGGTGCCGTTGTACTGAAACTGCGACGGGATCAGGTATTCGCCGAGCCACTGGTCGGCTGAGAAGCGGCTCTCGTCGCGACCGCGGGCAGCGGCAATTCTTTCCAGCAGGCCCACCGGTCACTCCGTTTCTGTCACGTGCGAGCGGCGGTGCGGGCCTCCTGCCAGCCCACCTTCACGGCGGCGGCACACCAGGCCGCGACGAGCCACAGCCCGGCGGCGGCCTTGTAGCTGATCCAGCCCAGCCCGAACAGCAGTCCGGCGATCACGGTCAGGACGGTGCGCCAGAAGTGGATCTGCCGGGCCTCGACGGTGATCCGTTCGGTCAGGGCCTCGTCGAAGAACGTCATGGGGTCTCTCTCTCAGCGCCAGGACGCGAAGAACGGCTGGACCTGCTCGGGCTGGCGCGACACGACATGGAATGCCTTCGCGGCGCCGGACAGCGGCCCGATGTCGGCCGCGGATCGGCGATGGAACACGCGGGTGTCGCCGACGGGCCGCCAGGTGGCCTGCTCGACGGCGATGTTCGTGGCGGCCTGGTTGCCGTGCCTGATCCGCCGGTCCACCAGCGCGTCGTAGAACGCCCCGTCGGCCTGCGCGGCCTCCCGGCCGGTCATCAGCACCGGTTCGATCCCGGCCGCTTGCAACCCCTGGATCAGCGACCCCTCGGCCGCGCCCGGGTCCACGACGATCGCCGCCGGCCGCCAATCCGCGTTCAGCGCGAGCAGCCGGTCCGGCATCCACGCCGTACCCGGCCGGTAGTCGATCGACTCCACCTGCACCAGGCCGTCGCCGCGCAGGATCGCCGCGGTGATCGCACCCTTCGTGCGCTCCGGGTTGATCGTCGGGCAGAACACCACCGGCGAACGGTCCTGGCATTCCGTATCGGCCAGGTCCGTCCACAGCGCCAGGTCGATCGCGGCGTCCCGGGTCCCGTCCGCCCAGATTCCGAGCCGTTCACGGGCGAACTCGATCTCCGGCAGTGCCGACCGCTCGGCCTCGACGAACTCCGCCTCGATGCGGATGCCGAGGCCGGGGTTCGCCGACGCCCAGGCTTGCGGGTCGTCCAAGTCGGCGTCGGCGGGCGCCGACCATTCGAAGTACGCCAGCCGGCCGGACGAGCCTTCCTCGCCGCGCTTCTTGACCCGGGCGAGGACCTCGGAGTCTTCCTTCCCGGCGCTGGACGCGTACCAGACCTGCGGGTTCGGGCGGGCCGCCATCGTCGGCAGCAGCGCGCCCATCGCCGAGCCGGGCAGGTTGTACGCCTCGTCGAGAATGACCACGTCGCCGGAGAAGCCACGGCCCGAGCCGGTCGAGCGGGCCACGAACCGAAGCCGCGCGCCGGACCGGAGTTCGATGCCCTCGTCCCCGTGGGACGTGCGCACCTGCTTGACCAGCTTTTCCAGGTCAGGGGTGTTCTGGACCAGGCTCAGCACCCGCCGGAATGCCTCGGCGGCCGTCTTGAACTCGTGCGCACTGTGCAGAATCAATTGCTCGCCGAACAGGAACAGCCCGGCCAGCTCGCGTGCTTCGAGGATCGCGCCCTTGCCATTCTGCCGGCCGACGATCAGGCCCACCTCGAACGCGGCCCACTTGCCGTTCTCCCGCTCGCCGAGGGCGACGTGCAGGATGTGCTGCTGCCAGTCGTCGAGGATCAGCCCGGCCGACGCGGCCAGTTCGACGGCCTCGGCCCCGGCGGAGCTCCGGAAGTCCGGCGCAGAGCTAACCCGTGGCCTCTGCGCGCCGAGCAGCACGCTTTGCGGCGAGGTCGTCAACGGTGGACCTCTTCTCGGTGGGCAGCGACTCCATCTCGCCAGTGACCGCGCGCAGCTCCTTCGAGATGACCGCGACATCTCGGCCGGTCTCCGAGTCGAGTTCCTCCAGAAGCCGCTGTTGCAGCAGCTCCAGAACCTCCCGGCGGTCCATCGCGCCCCCTCACGCGGTGGCCCACAGAGTCACGGGGCCGGTGTAGTCGCTTCCGTCGTCCGGGCGGCGCAGGTTGCACAAGCGGCAGATGATCCGGACGTTGCCGGTCGTGTGCGTGCCGCCGACGTTCAGCGGCACCAGGTGGTCGAGCTCCTTGCTGGCGTGCTGGAACGGCTCGTCGATCAGCCGGACGCTGCACAGCGGGCACCTTTTGGTCGCTTGGCGAAGTTCAAGTTCGAACTTGGGCGTCACCCAGTCGAACTGACCGGGTGCCTGCCTCCGTCGCGCTCGCCGTCGGTGGTTGGCTGCCCGGTAGGCCGCACGTCGTTTCGCTGGGTTGGACGGCCACTTCACGGCCTCACAGCGGGAGCAGTACGAGCTGCCCTTCCTTCGTAGCTCTGCACACCCCTCCATCGCGCACTGCGGCGATCGGACGGGTTTCGATCCATGGAAGCAGCTCAGCGAGCAGAAGCGCGAGTCTCGACTCCAGGGATGGAAGGTCGCACCACATCCAGCGCAGGCGACGTCCGCCTTCGGCTCGGGAGTCCTGTGGCCGCGGCATGGTCTACAACGTCGTTCCCCTGCCGGGAGCGAAGTGGTTCCGCCCCACAGGAGTTTGCCGCAGTCAGCGCAGGGGACATCAGGTCTTCTGGGCACGCGATCTTCTCCCGGAAATACGGAAAGCCCGAGCCGGGAGACTCGGGCTTTCCTGACTCCGGGGAGCTACCCCGGAGCTGCTCTTAACCTACCGTGACCGGCGGCTATGACTCAGAGTGATTGACGCTGAGTGAGGATTTGGAGGCTGCGTCACGAACGGTAATGTCGATCTTGGCCAAAATCGTTGGGCAGGGATGGCGTAC